AAGCGCTCCATTGCAGACTCAATTCGCTTCAGATTCTCAAGAGTGATAGAAGCTCCGTCCATTGGGGCACTCAGCATTCCATACTTTGCATCCGAATTGGAAGAAAAAAGTGCCCTGCCCCCTCCTGCTTCAATCTTGTCCTCTGGACGTACCCCGGTTCCTGTAAGAATTGGCGAGGCGGTAAGGTGAATTGATTCCGCAAGGTCGGCAGATACGCTCCAGTGGTGGAGATTCAAACGTGCAATATCGAAAAGAAGTGGGCGAGCACGAAAAAACGCTTCTTTCTTGCCGCCAAAGATTGGAACAAATGGGATAAAGGGAAGCGAGATGTAACTGGTTTCCCTGAGAATATACTTGTCGATTGATTCTTGGCTTATCTTTTTTGTATAAAGACGGCAGCGAACTCTTTGGTTGGGGGAGGTTCCACCAATAGAGTCTCCGAACTGGGAAACCGTATCCGTGCTAGCACTCTGAATATCGTAAACGCGCACAGCCGGAACAACTTCTTCAAAGAATTCGTTAGTTTCTGATTGCTGGCGTACTTCTGTTTTAATTCGCAAATAAGTTGGGAATGCACCGAAGACACTTTGTCCGCCAAGGTCTACGTTGAATTGGTCATAACGGCATTCAAGTACCTGATCGACACGCATTAAAACAAAATATGGCCGAGCATTGATTTTTTTCTCTTCGTCTGAAGTGAGGTCTGGCGGAAGCTTTGGATATTCAACCCAAATTCCAGAAACTCCACCGTCAATACTTTCCGTAAAGGCTTCCTTGGTGTAAGAAACCAGCGAGTGACCCTCAAGGTCCACATCATCGAAGAAATTTCCCCATTCCGCAGGAACATCATCCGGCTGTGATACACCTTTGCGAAGTGCAGTACCTACAACGAGATCCCTTAGGTGTCCGTAGTAGTTTTGAAAGCTACTTTGTGCGCGTGTTTTGCGGACTTCGTAGCTAGGGAGCTCTTCTAAGTAATCTTTCGGCAAATAATCTGCTGCTGCTTCTATGAGGTAGAATTCTGGAAGGGTGCAGAAACGAATCGGCGCCAAACGAGAAAACTGTTCGGCTTGCTCCAGCGAATAAGCATCGACACCAACAACTTCTTCAAAAGCGGCTTCCTCGTACTCTGGAAATCTGCGCTCAAATGGGAGCGAATTGCTATCTGCTGTTGGAACCAGAGAACTTGGAACGATCGACACTGTTTCTACTGCAATCTGCAACAGTGTAGCTCTGGACCGTCAACGCCAACGTGGGCCTCGGCCTGAAGCCATCGAAGAGCGTGGCATTGTATGCCAAATCAAGTACCTAAAGCTATCTCCGGCGTGAGAACGATCATTCTTTCCGCCCTTTGCTGGCTTGTAATTGTCGTCGTAAGCCCATTGCTCTAGGGAATCGACTGTTTCAACGCAATTTGTAAGATTTACGAGTACGCTGCCGCCTGCAATGTGCATATTGGCGTGAGCAAGAGTCTCTGCAACTGGTGGATTGCGATTTTCTGCAATAACACGCACTCCTGCACTTCGTAAAATGTCGTGATCGGTTTGTGTTGAGCTTGTGCTGCTGTGACTTCCGCTTGCATCTGGGTGGCAAACGATTAAACCCCTGGCTAAATGTGATGGAAAGCGACGTTTCAAATGCTCGACAAGATCAAATGTTGTTCCGCAAGTGTGCTCGTCGAATACATGCAACATTTGCCCTAATGGACCGGAGCGCATAACGCCGTAGCAGGACTGACTGCGGCCAATATTGAAGTCTGCACCAAAAATAATCCTTTCGTCGGCGAGAGGAGAGAAAATAGTTGTACCGTGCTTGGCTCTGTCGAACTCGTAAAAAACAAGAGAGGTGTTGAGCGAAACAAATTCACCGTTCAGGTAAGCTTCAATCAGGTTCGGCGGGTAGGAATTCCTAAGGTTCTGGATAAAACCTGGATCTAGGAAAGGATTGTCTTCCGTTCTCGCCTTGTATAATGCTTTTTCGTCTGATGCTTCTCTTACGAATAGGTTGTAAAGAGATTTGTGGCCTTCAGGCGTGGAAGCAAAGCCAAGTTGTGGGCAATTACCAACGCGAACACGACCTTGCAGCTTGATAATAGCAGCTTCAGCAACGTGGGTTGAAGCTGTATCAATCTCGTCAACCATCATTGATGCAGCGTTTACACCGATCAATCGCTGGTAGTTCTCGAATGAACGTAAAAGTATTGGTGTATCACCCTTCGGAAGCTTTAATTTGTAAACAGGTAACGGGCTGCTTTTGAATTCGTAAGGAATCGAATACTTTTCAAGTAAAGCTTCCCAGGCGGGAATGGCAATATCTCGTAGGTTTGGGATTGTAGGCTCCAGAAATAGGTGAGTAAAGCCCTGACTTCTGAAGCAAAGTAAAACTGTCTTGGCAACAGCAGCCCAGCTCTTTCCGCTACCAAATCCTCCGCATAAGGCAACCATGCGATGGTCGAAATCAGTAACAAAATCGTGCTGATGCGGCAATAAATCTGAAATAATCCTGGCTTCGCAGTGGTCGCAGTTAAATCCGTTGTTAGCCCTCTTTGCAACGTTGCGTAGCAATGAAGTGTCTGTAAAAAGTCCTAACGATTGCAGTGCTGCTCTGTCTGCATATCTGCTGCTTCGATTTTTTGCTGGCACGGGTAGGCAGTAAGCCGATAACAAAAGAATAGCAGCAAAAAGCCCCCAACCGCTTGGCTGAGGGCCTTGCATAACTTACTTAAAAGTTATTCGCTTGCGCTAGTCCTGTCTTCAGGCAGGATTGCTCTCTTCGTTAGTACCCTCTTCGGCCTCCAGGGAGTCCAGAGCAGCGGTGATCATTTCGTCTTCGGCAACGTCAGCGTCGGCCAACGCTTGAAGCTCAGACACCTTGGCGGCAGCAGCCTCAGCGGCCCCTACAGCATCAGCAGCAGCAGCCTGGGCAGCAGCAATAGCCTCTGCGCTGGCAACATCATTAGCAAGCGCAACAGCAAGCTGCTCCTTGGTTTGTGCCAGTTCTTGCTTCAGGTCCGCTTTATCAGACAGAAACTTTTGAACTGCAGCAATAACGCGATCGGAAAGAATCGACATGACTTTTAGTACCTGTTGGATGGGGTAGATGAGTTTTTTGAAAAACTCGTAGGGGGTGGGGTCCATAGCTTTGCTAGAAACCGAAGGCCCATTCCACCCTAGCAGGCATATTTCGTAGATGGTTAAGGCTAGTTAATGGAATTACAGGGATTCATCAAAGTTAATGTTTGTGCTTGGAAAAAGTTATATGGGTGGCGGGAGTGTTTTGTAGTTAGCTCGTGGAATAGGAAAAAAATATTTGGCGAATTACTTTGTAGGTAAGTTGCTGGAATAGGGAAAAAATATTTGGGGGGAGGGGGACGCCAGGAAAAGGCAGTACAGACGTACTACCCCCGGTAAGTATAAACTAGGGGCAAGTAAGCCTGCCCCCGGTTTACATAAACTTAATCAACCATGTAAACACCGCTAGTATGGACAAAACCTCCCCTTTGTCTTGAAACTTTAATCTTATCCCGTATTGCATCCTGCAGAATCGCAGATAATGACCAACCATCAATGTATGGTAGCAATTCTGTCATTAGAGAGTCAGGGATTGAAACGTTGAAACGGTGCGCCATGGTAGGAAGAAAGGAAGGGAAGGAAGGAAGGGCCGGAAACTAAGATCCGGCCCGATAGTTGCAAGCTAGGCTGATTGTACCGCAGACTTAGTACGTGCTACAGCTTTATTGAACGCTAAAGCGTATTTTTCGTGTGAATTAATTGCCGGAATCTTAGCCTGAGGCGTAATGACTCCGTTCTCTACTACCATAGGAAGATTGAGGCGCCTGGCAATCATAGTGATGACCTCAGTCTGTGACTCTTTGAGGTTAACGCTAGCGACAAGCGCGGCAAGATCAACAACGGCGATAGGCTTGCCGGTCCTACTAAAAGTAGCGGCAACTGCGCAGCAGATATTAAACCGCGCTACACCGGAGGCGCGTGATTCTTCCCGTAGCCTCTTTAAGGTCTGGGGGTCGTAAAGGTGAGCCGACCTCACTTTTCCTTCCTTTGCGGGCCTTACTGCTGGCATAGGCAAGGTCGGCCTGTCAGCAGACACCAGACGGCAGGGAATCGCTACCGAATCGCTAGCATCCGTCCATCCTGCCGCAGTAAGGACACTCTGATCTTTGACGCTTTGAGACTTGAACCATGCAGAAAGGACCGGTCCCATGGCAGGATCGGCCCCGCGTCTCGCTTTCGGTTTGTCGCTTTCGGTCATTGCCTCAGAAAAGGCATCGCCGAACAGGTCATCCTGCCAATCAGGGTTGGTGGCGGTGGAAGTGGTGGTAGGCATTGTCCAGAAAGATAGGGGAGTGGTGATCTGAGATTTATGAACCGGGATTTATGATCCGGATTTATAAATCAGCACGCCGAGGGCTAAAGCTCTCGCCGCCCTTAGATTGTAGCAGACTTTCGGGCCGAACCGTTACCGGGGATCGGTCTGTGTAGACAGTTGCAAGACTGGAAACCCTGAAAACAGTAGAAACTAGGCGCACCTAACAGGTAAGGCGGCACCTAGTAGCCTGCCAGAATTGACGGCGAGAGGCAAAATGCAAAGAACCCAACAGTAGTAATAAACTAACAAACAGTGGCAGAGTAGCAGCACTAAGCTAAAGGCAAGAGGCTCGCAACTAACAGTCGTTCGCTAATCACAAACAGCAGCAGACTAGCCTCAGGCCGATAACAGCAACCGCCAGGAAGTTAGCGATAAATACTTAAAAGGTTGCAATCTGTAATTGCAGCATAAACCTGTAACCTGTAGTTACGATACATAGCCATTGCGTACAGTTGCAGTCTATAGTTGCTGCATAGGCTTGTAGCTTGTAATTGTGATTTAAGGTTACTTCGTATAGTTGCAATACAAAGTTATGGTATAGGTTTATAGTTTATAGTTATGATGCAGCAGTTGTGATAGGGAAGTTATGATGTGGAAGTTGTGATAGGGAAGTTATGATGCGTGAGTGAATGAATGCAAGTGTGTGGCATGAATGAATGCAATGAATGAATGCGGTTTATGAATGCAGTGAATGAATGCAGTGAATGTTATCTATGAATGAATGAATGCAGTGAATGAATGTTGAATGTGAATGCTATGAATGAATGCTATGAATGAGTGGAAACTATGAACGAATAATAACCTTCGTTCCATATCTTAATTTTGAATGCCCTTCTTTTCCGACTGCCATTGTTAATGTAAAACGGAGAAACCATTAAACCAGTTACCTCAGCTATTCTTCCTTTTATCTTCTTCTTGAATGTTACCTTTTTGACTAAATCAAGTGCCTTGAATTTGTGAATGGATGCCGCAACTTTATTGTATGGTTCGTGCAATGTCTCTGCTAAAAAAGCAACTGAGTAGTTAAGAAAGATTCTCCTGTATGAAAGATTAATCAAGTAAAAGATTAACATCAGGTCAAACTGTGTTAACTTTAACTCTTTTCTGCGCAGGTAGAGTTGCCTGCATTTCTCTTCGTCGGGAGATAAGCGAGCGTCAAATGTTTCAACCATGTAAGTAAATTCGATGAATGAATGAAAGGATAGGCGTGAAAGAATGGTTTGTAAGCAAATCAGGCAGGCTTTAAAGGGCTGGACTCAAGTAAGACTTAGGGTAAGAACCCTGTCCACCACTGGAGTAGAATTAAAAACCCGTGAAAGTGCCCCCCTGAGATCGACTGCGCCGCAAGGGATCGCGAGATCGCTTAATAAGTCTATATGGTTACAGACTCTGCCCTCGCGGAAAGTAAATTGCAATTGTTGGTTCGCCTCGCGCCTTTCATTCATCGCAACGTATCAATGAACTTAAAGTATGCACCTTACAGCTTACTCGTCAATTCATAACTTGCAGACAAGTTACTCGTCAATGTCTGCTTCCTCTAATGCAACTAACAATTGTTCAACGCCAAGTGCTCCTGACTGTAAGCTCTTGCCCACTTCAGCTAACTTTGCAGCGCTGTTAAGTAGGCCTGGTATATCACGCATATCTACAACTCTTTGTGGGTCGTCTATGTATGTATCTAGTGTACGTTGTGATAGTGCTGCAAGTTTGGCTGCATTGGCTGATAGACTTCTCCCAAGGAACTCCTGCTCCTGTCGGTAGTTCTCTAATCTACGTTTATGTTCTGTCGCCCTGCTATCTTGTTCCAACTTAAGTTTCTCAGCAAGCATATCTATATCGTAGTCTGCAGCTCTTTGTTCCCAGTAGTTACGTTTAGCTATTTTGCGGACTGAATTATCTGTTAAATTGTAGATGGTCGATATATATGATGTAGATCTACCCAAACCCGACTTTAAGTAAAATTTGAATATTTCATATTCTTTTTGATTTTCAGAGGCAGCACCTCCGTTCCTAATCAAGTATGTTTTATCAGCGGAGGATCTATTTAAGATGGCGTCGTAGTTGGGCGCGATTGCTGGGTCTAGTTGTTGCAGGGGGTAAGTATCTTCAGAATCGTCTTCAAATTCAAATTCTTCTACCTGGCTGCCAACGTTAGTCAAGATTGAAAGGCGACTAAGGAAAGCTTAGCAGAAGAGAAAAAAAGCTCGCAGGAAACCCGCGAGCTAAACAAGTATGAGATTGAAACTAAAGACGAAACATGTTCATCAGTTCA